ATTTCCCGCGCCCTTCCGGCAGCAGGTAGACGTGAACCTCGTAAACTCTTGGCGCCGTCCAAATAAATGCTAGCCCGCCATGCTCTCCGTCTAGAAAAACGTTCTGGCGGTCGGCAACGGCGGCGCTAAGGTCTATCCAGCTTTCCCCGTCACCGCCGCACGTTGGCCTGTTGGCTGGATGGTTGACTAAATAATTGATCCGGTCGCCATCGGACGTCCTCACCTTAGGTCTGCTGGGTCCGTAATATATCCGGGTGGACTCGAACCAACGCCGCCGGTAGGGGGTTCGCCCGCAAGCGGTATTGTAACCCCGCCGACAACGTGCGTCGCACCGCTCTGGACTACATCGCCGGTTGCCGCCTGATAGACAACGGCCCCACCTTCCCTCGCGGCATCCATGTAATAAATTCTGTAGAAAACCCCTTCGAGTAAGCCAGAAATAGAACCTGCGTCGACATCAACAATGTTGCTTGCTGTGTAAAAACGCTGGTGGGCGTCGATTGTGACTGTCCCAGAGCTACTAGCTGTAAGATTGCCCGTAACCGGAATGGCGTAGCTGTTCGCCAGTTCTATTTCGCTTTGCAGCGTCCCGACCTCTTGGGCCGCCTGTGTTGCCGTGCTTTGCGCCGCCTGCGCTGCGTCTAGAGCAGCCTGGATTGCGGAAACTTGGTCTATTAGTCCGGCAAAAGCCCCCTCAACACTTTCAACATTCTTTTGCCAAAGCGCCTGCATTTGGACGCCGACACGGCCCTTGTTATCGTAATACTCCTGCCCGCGTGTCAACCTGTCCAGGCGCGGCTTCGTAACAACAATGCCCGTCGATAGGTTCGGTCCGATTGTTGGCGCCCCGCCAGTCCATCCCATTGCGGCTGCGGTATAGCCGAGCCGGATTGGTTCGAGTGTAGCGGTGCCGCCTGCCCATGATAATTCTGCGGGTGTGTATGTAAGGCTAGGCATTGGTCAGAAAAGTATTCGCGGCAATCGTGAATGTGGTGCCGTCTGTCAGCGTGTAGCTTGCGCCATAGTCGATGAAGCCAATCAGTTCGTCACTGGTTGCCGTGTCGTTATATAGGACAATATATCGGAAATCAGCAAAACTACCGCCACTCGCCGTGAATACCAACGCGTCAAGAATAAGTGAATAAGTCCCGCCAGTCTGAGAGCTTGACGAAACCGTTGCAGTCGCCCCGCCCGCCGCATATCCATTGCCCGCCGCAATCTCGGTCAGGTCTGTAAAAACCGTGTCCGATAGGCTGGGGGCGGTGTTGGTCAACATGAACTTGAGCGTGTCCGCGCTTAGGTCATGCGCCCCTTCCGCAACAGCCTCTTTGAAGCTGTTAAATATCTGAACTGTAGCCATTATCGGCCTCCCGTCGGTGCGTTCGCCTGAACATTTGAAACCCTGAAGCTGATCGGGTCGGTAACGCGAAACTGAAGTAATATGCCGGGATCGGCGAACATGCCGAGCGCTCGCCACTCGACCCTTGCGGAATAATCGCCCTGCGGACCCAATTCCTCAGATTCCCAATCTTCCCAAAGGTTGCCGCCGTCATCACTATAGCGCATTTCAATTTGCGGGCTGGCATAGTCACCAGCAAGATAGGTAGTTGTCCCAACCTCAACTGAAACCCTGATATTCGCTATTTGCGCCGGGCCTTCCAGAACCGCCCCCGCCGTAAATGTGCGCTCCATCGGCCCGCCTGCATCCAGAAAGCCAGAGAAGGCCCATACAGTCCCGTTCTCGTCGTCCCCCATACCAGGGCCAACACGCCAGTTATCTCGACCGTAAGAGGTGAATTCGCACCATTGCTGTGTCGTTATATCAAAGGCGAATGTCTTGGCGTCGAGCCGCAGGCAGATAAACTTGTGCCGCTCGTCGGTAACAAGGAATAATCTGTGCGACGCGCTGGCTTGCGAAGCCTCAACAATCGCGTCATCAGATACCGCTATCGGGACATCACTGTTACGGTAAACAATCAGGTCTGAGCCGAGGAAATAAAACGTATTATCGACCTCGACAAGGCATCCGGTCTTGGCGATACCCTGCTCAAATTCACGCTGCTGTATCTGGCTAAAAGGGAGGTCTTGGTCGCCAGTCGCTGCCCAAAATTCAATGGATTGCGAACCGGCCAATGTCAGGATTCCGTCAAGCGCCACAATGTCCAGAAGGTGATCTGGTTCGGATTCCGCCGTGGCGAAGTCCAACCCCTCCCATGTGCGGCCATCAAGCACGTTCGAGAAATACCATTCCCCGGTTCCGGCCCTGATAGCGATAAAATAGCCCAGCACATGAATAACCGCCGTTACGTCCGCGCCGTCTGGAAATGAAACCTCTACAAAGTCGGTGCCGTCATAGCTGTATAACTTGGTCCCGGCTGTAACCAAGACCTCAACATCGCTGGCCGCGATAGAAACAACCCCGTCGCCCGCGATAGTGCCGAGCATCGTTGCTCCGCGATAAAATGACGCCCCGGACACAACAAAGTCATCCCCGTTAAAGGCCCCGTCACGCTGGAACCGTCCCCTGACAGGCCCCGCGCCGTAAGTGCCGTCTTCCGCAATGCCTTTGCGGCTTTGCAAAATCACATTATCGCCGGACTTACCCGCCTCAACAAACAGGTTGCGAAGCTCAAGCGGCGGCAAGTTGCCCCGTGTCCTCGTATATGCCGAGGCTCCGTATTCAATTTTCATCAGAAATAAGCCGGTTCTTCAGAAGCCGTCGCGTTCTGGCCCATCAAGAGGCCCTTAAAGCGCAAGCCCCTGTCGTAGACTTTCGGTGCGACTTGACCGCCGAACGTGTCGACCCAATTCATCGCCAGGTAACAGGCCAGCCCATCCTGCCCGCGTGATGCGAACGGGGCTGTGGCGTCGATTGTGAGGCTGGACAGGCTGACCCATCCATTCTCCCAAACGTAATTGGTGATACTGGAATCATAAATTGAAATCACCGCGAGGTCGACGGGCTGGCGAACAGTGCCCTCGTCAATAGTCAGCGGCTTAGTGATGGTGAAGCCGTTCGCCTCAATCCGTTCAAATTCATTGGCCGTGTAATCTTCGGTCGCGTAAACGTCTTTTAGCCCGCCAAGTGCACCAGACGCAATCAGGTCGTCATATAGCCCCTGAAGGATAAACAAGCCGTTCGTCGTTTCCTTGGCCTTTGGCGTCCGGCCAAGCGCAAGGATGCCAGTCCGATACATGGCTTGAGTGATAATATCGCGGCAGGTTGTCATATCATCCCCCTCAATAAGGAAGGGCGGGACCGTTAAGCCCCGCCCTCGTTAATTAGGAAGCCGCGATGCCGACTGTGTTGCCTGCGCCGGTCGTTGCGAAGAATCCGGTTACAACGCCGTGATCCTTCAGGTCGTCAGTGTCGCCAGAGCCGGAACCCATGATGACCTTGCGGACACCGTAGATACCATCGACCGCAACGCCGTATTTGTCGCCATAGTCGAACTCTTCCGTGACAGTCTTCCAGCGCTTCGCGTAAGCGACCGCCAGTGCCTGTGCGCCACAAAGATAGACCGGAGTCACCTCCGTGGTAGCGCTTGCGCCAAGGTTGGTGTAGATCGGCATATTGTCGACCTCCTTAACGATCACGCCATTCCACATGATGTCGCCGCCCTCGAACAACTTGCTCGCCTGCATCTGGACAACGGTCTGCGCCAATACTTCCGTATCGAGGCTGTCCCGCAAGTCCTTAAACGCATGGGGGTTAGCAAATGCGACATAATACCGCTTGCCGTTCCCGCTGTCGCGCATTGGACGAATCTTCGGCGAACAGGTCTTCGCTTTCAGAATCATGCCGTCCAGCGCAGTTGCGTTGAACTTGTCGGCGGTCGTGTCGAGCAGCGCAAAGTCAGCGGAAGCATCGGTAAAACTACCAACGCCAGCGCCGAAATATACGCGGTCCGAGTTATCAACCAGCCAAGCATCGCGCTGTGCTTCCGTGGACGCGGTGAAGCTGATGTCGCCGTTGATAGAGCCGAGGGCCTGAATAACAAGGTCACGGGTATCTTCCATTGCCCAATCGAGCAGGGTTGCACGGCCAGCCTGCCGAAGCGAAATAGCCGACTTCTGCTCGGACATTTCCGCAATGCGGACAGCG